TACGTGGCAATTTATATTTGATGTACCAAGTTAAAGGTCGTCTCATTATCTTTTACTCACAATATATTCATAAAAGTATTTTGGTGATTCTAATTCTGAAAGTTCATCATTATTCAGATCAACACTTTTAACTTTTTTTTGTAAAAATAACAATCTATTGTCATTAAGGTATCTGGACATAGTCTTAAATATTTTTTCAGATTCTTTTACTGAAAAATTATTTAATACATCTTCTTGGAAATTACCTTCATAATAAACTGTTTTATCGCCTTTATTTCTAAACCAAGCAAATTCTTCTACTTTCTTAACAGCTTCTAATATAAGTGGTTTTAGATAAGGGTCTTTGAATTTTTTACTGTTCACTTCTTTCATAATATACCTTTTGTTGTTATAACTTTAAGCCTACATATTTCAGTTTAGGTCTAAAACTATAAAATGATTTGTTGTGATTACCTGAATCGTTTAGATGTGTAAATTGATACAGGTGTACCATTTCGTGGGCTAACGTGTCCAAGAAATCTCTTTTACTATCGTAATGTTTATCCATTTCTAGTTTGTAAACTCTTGTACCTTTACCTTTATATTCAAACATTACAACTTGTCCCATACATCTTTGATATTTGAGTTCTTTAATTTCTATATCATTAAATGGTGATAATTTATTATTGAATATGCCTAAATTTAGCATTTTGAAAAACTTTTTAATATCTTTATATGTGGTTTTATATTTACTTTTTGAAGATAACAATGGCTTGAGTTTTTTCTTTACAGTTAAAACTTTTTGTTTTGTTACTCTTATCATACATTATTTACAATCGTCTTGTATTTTTGTATCCTTTAGTAAACTACATTTATAATTTTTATCTGCTTCAGCTCTTAAATCAGCGGCCATCTTATCAAGTATGGCAGGTAAATACTTTTGTAATATACCTATACTATCAATAGCAAACAAATGAGCAGCTCGTGCTAGCTCTTGTTCCATTAACTTAGATGTATCAATCGGTTGGCCTGTAACCTTTTGTGTAATTACGTGGCCTATCACAGCAGTATTATATTCACTGGCCTTTGTAAGTGAGTTCATAGTACAGGTTAAAAACCCATACACTGATATGGCCAGAACAATAATGTATATCAAAAACTTCTTCATATATTTATCTTTCTACTGTTTTTGTATAATATGTTTAAGGTCTTTTAACATTTTTTTATATAAACTAATAACAGTAGTATAACATAGATTTAATCTATCAGCAATCTCTCTATCAGATTTATTAAATAAAATTTTACTTTTCAAAATAAAAATGTTTCTGTCTAATATTTCTCTATTTGTTATATAAGGTTTATTAAATCTGTAGTAAGAAAAATCTAAATCTTTATACATTTTGGAAATAAAATATTTTTTATATTTTTTTACAACATTATCAAAAGTAAATTTTTTATCATCTAAATAATCATTCATTTCATTATATTCATTAGAATCATCAATTAAATAATCTTCAAAGTTATCTATATTAGTTATATATTTCATAGTGTTTCATTATATAGTTGTTAGTTTTATATGATAACAACGAAAAGTAAGAACAAAACGAAAGTGATGTGAGAATAAGCAAACTCACAAAATAAAAACTAATCGTTGTTACCATATATAAAAGGTAACATTAAAATGTGACAAAGTCAATAGGCTCTATAAAGAAATAAGATAATAGAATCAATGACTTATCAAAAAAATAAGTCATTGATTTATAAAGCTTTTTTAGAAAAGTGTTGAAAACACTAGCTTCTCATAAAGTTGTCATTCCAATTAAATGCCTCTTTTACACAGTTTTCTGTAAGGCCTTTGTAGGTATGATTCAAATTTTTGTTTTTTATATCAAGTAATACTTGAGCATCATCTTTGTGTAATGCTTCTAGCATTTGTATAAAAAGGGTCTCTTTTTTGATTTTAGGTATATTACTACCACCCTTAATGAATAGATAAAGTTTTTTAGATTCATCTAGTAAAGATGTATGGTCTGTACCTGCTGGCGCTTCATTGGCCATATAAGGTGGTGTTCCTTCTGGTATATCCCAAACAATTTTAGGGTCAAAAGCTGCTTTTAATAGCATTCTTAAACCTTGACTGTCATTTTTTCTTAAAACTTCTATCTTTAGAGGTTTGTCTTTTGCGTTATTTACTTTTGTAAAGATTTCGTGTGCTAAAGGTCTAGCATTGGTAGCCGTACGAGCTGACGCCGCCATTCCTTTTTTACTCATCAGGCTTGGATGCCTGTCTTGTTGTATGTCTGCCATAATTATTTACTCCAATATTCGAATATTAAAAATCACCAATGTTTGTCATCAATGCTTTTAGTTTATGTTCCATAAAATAAGGTAACAGTTTGGACCTGCTAGGTATTTTATAGTTCTTATAGGTATTTATAATAGTTCTTTCAAGCTCTTCTGGTATACAAGAAAGGTCTATTAATGTCTTATTTCTTTGATAATATTTACTTGTTTCACTACCTAATGGTATATTACTTACGTTGGCCCATTCTTCAAGTCGTTTCTTATTAATAGGCCTTTGTTTCTCACCTGTTAAAAATATGTCATCAGGACTTAATATGTTAGGTATACCATCTGAACGGTCACCTTTTATAATTAGTTCGTGCAAAAATCTTTTAGGGTCAACTCCTTCACCTACAAATACCTTTTGTATAGGACTGGATTGTTTAACATCAGGTTTAGTTTGAAGTTGTACAAAGTCTTTATCGCCACTAATAATGATAATAGGTTCGTTTGTATGTTTTACAAGTGTTGCTATAATATCGTCCGCTTCGGCCTTTTCTATGTACATCATTACATATGGAAAGTTCTCGGCAATCTCGTGTTTAATTTCTGTAATAACGTTGAATATTTTATCCCAATCAGTTGCTGAATCTACACGGCCTTTTCTACGAGCGTGTTTATAGTTAGGAAATATGTCTCTACGCCAAGGGTCACCAGCGTCAGCACATAAAACTATTTTGTCACCATATTGTGATTTGAATTTAAGATTAAAACCTCTTAATGAATTAATAACCATATGCCTTATCATTTCTTTATTAGGAATATTTTCTGCCTTACCTCTTGTTTGAGCCATAAGGTTAGATATTAAAACTTGATTAAGGTCTATAAGTATCATTAATTTTTGTGTAGAGGCGAGCTTTATATATTTCTCGCCTCTATTATATCTAATTAAGCGTTAATTGGAGCTAATTCAGATTTTCTAATACTTGTTTTGTGATTAGAATATTTGAATGGTGTTCCGTATAAAGCTTGAATACCAGCAGCAATAATTGCTCTTGTTGGTGTTCCTAGTCTGTAATATGTTTTACCAGCAACTTTGTTACCGTAAATCATATATCCTTCTGATCTTAAAGTATCGATCATCGCTCTTGGTGATTCAAGATCAAATCTTGATCTTAAAGTTTTCCAAGCTACGTTTTCGCCTTTAGATAAAAGGTTAAGTACTTTTGCTTTTTTAGATAAAGCTTTTCTACCACGTGTAGAAGTAGCTCTTTTAGCTGTTTTTACAACAACTAAATTCTTTAATGTATTAAACATTATATTTTCTCCTTGTTTCAATTGCTATTTTACAACCGGCAACGGCGATTCCATTAGGAATTTCGTGTGATTTACTTTTTATAAGGGCCATCTTCAGGTTCCTCAGGTAAATCAAAATCTGGTTCAAAGTTTGTCCAACCATCATTTGTCCATTTGATTTCTTCATTAATATCTTTGTTTAATGGTTTATGTGGTTTGTGATTGTATTCTGGCATTACTTTATTATAGTCAATAACAACTTGTGGGCCAAATCTGGTCATTTTTACATTGGTTATCTTATCTGATAATTTTTGTGCTGGATGTTCTACATCAAAATCTCTATAAATCATACCTCTCATAATATCAACTAATAAACCTAGGTCTCTTGTAAATTGTGGTTTGTCTGTTTTCATCGCCATTTCTACAAAATGTCTTAACATACCCATAGCGATTTCATCAACATTTCCTTCTACAAATTCTTTAGTTCTATCTACCCTTACCTTTTCTCCTGCTTCAGGATCTTGTTTTGCTGTTGCCTTATTAACAATTCTTTCTGTTGGAAATAATATAATTTTTTCATCAGTCATTAAATAATTTCGCCTGCGCTATCAAGTTTTTCACCTTTGAAATTAACCAATCTATTATCAGCTAAGTATTCAATCAATTGATTATAACCACCTATTAATTCGCCATTAATCTTTATTT